GGTTCGTAGAATCTTTGGTGAATTAGCAGCACAAGACTTTGTTAGTGTTCAACCTATGAACCTACCAAGTGGTCTTATCTTTTATCTTGATTTTAAGTATGGCACAGCACAAACTGATAATCATGTCATAAATTCCGATATACATGGTAACGTATCTTCATCTGGTGACGCATCAGGTGGTTTATACGGAGCTGGTAAATTTGGATATTCAATTAACGATCAACAATCAACAACTGCAACAGTTGGTGCATCCGCAGCCGCAACAGCATACGCGACTGCTTCAGCAACATTTAAAGATGTTGAATTTGAACCAGCACTTAGTGCATCAGTAGCAGCAGGTACTTTAATTAAAGTAACTTTTGCAGATGACGATTTCACAAATCCTGATTTCGAAGGTATAAGAGCATGGGCACCTATTGGTGTAGCATCAGCAGGAAGTATAACTGCTTTCTATCCAGCTTATACAACGATTAACGCAGCAAATACTGAAGTTTCTTTCATTTGTGCTGGTACATTTGGAGCCGCTAATACAGCAGCTGTTAAGTATAGTGCACAACCTACGGATGTAACTCGTGGTGATTTTGAGCAGACCGGTTTCGCTACACCTGCACCAAATACATCAGACGATGTTGATATTCCTGAGATTGATATTCAGTTACGTTCAATTAGCATAGTTGCGAAAACTCGTAAACTTAAAGCTATTTGGACTCCTGAGTTAGCTCAAGACCTTAACGCTTACCATTCAGTAGACGCAGAAGCAGAATTAACTTCTATGTTGAGTGAGTACATTTCAATGGAAATTGATTTGGAAATCCTTGATATGTTGAAGTTAAATGCATCAGCTAAAACTGAGTATTGGTCAGCTAAAGTTGGTTTCGAGTATGACGGAAGTGGAACTGGAGCACCTGCATTTAGTGAGGTTTCCGGTAATTCCAACGCTTACACTAAAGGTGAGTGGTTCCAGACTCTTGGAAACAAACTACAAGCTGTAAGTAACGCAATTCATCAGAAAACTCTTCGTGGTGGTGCTAATTTCATGGTGATTTCACCTGAAACAGCAACTATCATTGAGTCGATTCCTGGATTCGCAGCTGATACAAATGGTGATTCAACCAACAATTCTTACGCAATGGGCGTACAGAAAGTTGGAGCATTGAATAACAGATACACAGTTTATAAAAACCCTTATATGTTAGAAAATGACATACTTATGGGCTTTAGAGGAAGTAATTTCCTTGAAACTGGAGCTGTATATGCACCGTATGTACCGTTAATCATGACTCCTCTTGTTTACGATCCTGTCAACTTTACTCCACGTAAAGGTGTAATGACACGATACGCAAAGAAGATGGTAAGACCTGAATTCTACGGAAAAGTGATTGTTACTGATGTAAATTACGTTTAATCGTAGTTAAATCAGATTCGTAACACTAAATAAAATGGGGGAGATTAATTTCTCCCCCTTTTTTGTGCCTACTTGATATTTATATAAAGAGGGAAGATTAATTTCTTCCCTTTTTTATTGCCATGATATTTATATAAGACAAAGAATACCCTTTAGGAGAATAATATGGAAGCTATATGGCCAGGAAGTGGATCAGCAGTAAGTGGAAATACACCATTTGCACTATATGACAACGATACCACATTTCAATCAGACTCACCAAAATTTGCTAAATGGTGTGCACAGCGATTGGGTTATCCAATTATGGCAATTGAATTACAAGACGTACAATTTTATACTTGTTTTGAAGAGTCTATTACAGAATACTCTGCACAAGTCAATCAATTTAATATAAGAGAAAATTTATTATCATTACGAGGTCAGGCTACTGGTTCGAATGTTACTCATAAACGAGTTACACCTAATTTTGCAGAAGCTATTAGGGTTTCAGAACAATATGGAACTGAAGCCGGAGTTGGTGGAACAATAGATTATAAAAGTGGTTCTATTGCCGTTTCAAGTGGTTCACAAGTATATGATTTAGATGTCTTGTGGTCAGATGTTTCAGAAAGTGGAGCAGCAATAGAAGTTCGTAAAGTATTTTATGAGGCAACTCCTGCAATTCAACGATATTTTGATCCATATGCTGGAACTGGAGCAGGTAGTTATGAAATGTTGGATGGATTTGGATTTGGTGGTATGACACCAGCAGTTCAATTTATGATGATGCCAATGTACGCTGACATACTTAGAATGCAGGCAATAGAATTTAACGACCAAATTAGAAAATCTGCACACACATTTGAATTGATAAACAATAAACTTAGAATTTTTCCAGATCCAACAACGAATTATACCTTATGGTTTAATTATATTGTAAAGTCAGATAGAGATAATCCATTACAAACTGCACATGGAGAAACATCCAATGTGGTATCTGATTATTCAAATGTACCATATGATAATATGGAATATCAGTTTATTAATGATGTGGGTAAACAATGGATTAGAAAATATGGTTTAGCTTTAACTAAAGAATTACTTGGTATGATTAGAAGTAAGTATGGTAGTATCCCTGTTCCCGGAGCAGAAACAACAATGGATGGTGATACACTACGAACAGAGGCACAAACAGAAAAAGAAAATCTTGTTACTCAACTCAGAGAAAACCTTGAAGCCTCAAGTAGAAAATTGATGATGGAGGCCGATAGTGATGAATCAACACGATTACAAGAGAAATTAAATAAAGTTCCACTACCAATTTATATCGGTTAAAATAGGATAATATTATGGCAGGAAGATTTTTACCACAAAGAGATTTAAATGTCTTTGAGCGTGTAAATAAAGAACTTATTGGTGATCTTAGACTCGGTAAAGACGGGATAATCAACCAACATGCAGTTCTTTATAAAGTATCGGTTCAAGACACTCAAACAAATATGTATGGTGAATCAGCAGGCGGTAAACGATGGAAAGATGGTGTAAAATTTGCCTGTTTGGTGGATGCCGAAGATTTTGATTATAATAATGATGAATTTGGACCAGACGAACAACAAAGTGCAACATTTAATATACTACGACAAACATTAGTCGATTTATCGTTAGTTCCTGAGATTGGTGATGTATTTGAATGGAATTGGGCATATTTTGAAATAAGTTCTATCAATGAGAACCAACTTGTTGGTGGTATTCAAGAAAATAATTGGACTGTATCCTGTAATACATTTAGAGTTAGATTTTCAGGTCTTAACATTGAAAGAATACGGAGTATTTAATGTCACGTAAAAAACCATTACCAAGAAGTCAAAGAAAAATTGTAAATAGAGCACTTCAACATAAACGAGATGATAAAATACAAGATATATCTGTTAGCTTAATGGATATGGATAGTACAATTATGTACTATTTTGAAAATGTTATCAAACCTTCGGTAGTTGAAAATGGTGAAACTATAAAAGTTCCGATTATGTACTCTTCTCCCGAAAGATGGTCGACAGTACAAAAAAGTGGTTTTATGAGAGACTCTAAACGACAGATTATATTACCTGCAATTGCATTTAGACGAACCGGGATGGAAAAAGATGACACAATGTCAGTTGATAAGATGGATCCAGAAGATCCAAAGTTACATTATTCATTTGAAAGAAAATTCAACTCACGAAACCGATATGATAATTTTTCAGTTCAACAGGGATTATTACCACAAAGAGAATATTATAATGTAGCAATGCCAGATTATATGGTGTTGAGTTATGATTTTATAGTTTGGACTCATTACATTGAACAAATGAATAAATTAATCGAAAGAATTAATTGGTCTGCGGGTGCATATTGGGGCGAACCGAACAGAATGAGATTTAGAACTAATATTGATAGTTATTCAGATACAACAGAAGTATCCGATAAAGAAAGATTAATAAGAACAGAATTTAGTGTTACCTTAAAGGGATATTTAATACCTGAGGCCTATAATGAATTAGCGGGTCCACACACACAAGGAACACACATAACTCCAAGTCAGGTAATAGTTGGAGCTGAAACATCAGTAAATGTTCCCTCAACAATGGAACAGATTACAGGAATATCTGATTTACAAGAAGCCGTAG